ACTCAAATATTTGATGCTACTGGTATTCATTCACTTGAATTACTTGCTGCATCTTTACATGGAATGCTTACATCATCAGCTAACAGATGGTTTTCATTAAGATTTAAAGAAGCAATACTTAATGAAGATGATGAAGCTAGAGAATGGCTTGAGGACAGCATTGATAAAATGTACTTAGCTTTTGCTAGATCTAACTTTCAACAAGAGATCTTTGAAAACTATCATGATCTAATTGCTTTCGGAACTTCATGCTTAATGGTTGAAGAAGATGAAGATGATATTATTCGTTTCTCTGCTAGACACATAAAAGAAATTTATATTGAAGAAAATAAAAAAGGTTTAATTGATAATGTTTACAGAAAATTTAAACTTACAGCAGATCAAGCTATTCAAAAATTTGGTGCAGAAAATTTATCTAAAGAAATAAATTCTATTTATAAATCTCATCCTTATGATGAAGTTGAGATCTGTCATATAGTTAGACCAAGATTTAATTACGATAGTTCTAAAAAAGATAAACAGAATATGAAGTTTCAAAGTATTTACTTTGAGCATTCAACAGATCACATTATTTCAGTAGGCGGATTTAATGAAAATGTTTATGTAGTTTCAAGATATTTAAAATCATCAACAGAAATTTACGGAAGATCTCCAGCGATGAATGCGTTACCTGATGTTAAAGTTCTTAACAAGATGGTTGAGCATGGATTAAAAGCTGCAGCAAAACAAATCGATCCACCTCTATTAGTACCAGATGATAGTATGTTAGCTCCAGTTAGAATGACACCTGGAAGTCTGAATTATTATAGAAGTGGCTCAAGAGATCGAATTGAGCCTTTAAATATTGGTCAGAATACTACACTTACTTTGAATGCAGAGAATGCAAGAAGAGAAGCTATTGCAAGAATGTTTCATGTGGACCAGCTACAAATTCAATCCAATAGAACAATGACTGCTACAGAAGTTTTACAAAGAAACGAAGAGAAGATGAGAATACTTGGTCCAGTAATGGGAAGAATACAAAGTGAATTACTTGAGCCAATGATCAATAGAGTATTTTCTATAATGTTAAGAAACCGATTATTTAGAGAAGCTCCAGAAATTTTAGCTAATCAAGAAATAGATATTGAGTATGTATCTCCAATGGCTTTAGCTCAAAAAGGTCAAGAGCTTCAAAACATTATGAGAGGTTTAGAAATCTTTGGATCTATTTCTCAAATGGCACCAGTTCAAGATTACCTGGATGAAAACGGTTTAGTTAAACAAATAGTTCAAACACTTGGTTTACCAGCAAGGATGATCAAGAGTGATAAACAAGTTGAAGCAATTAGAATGGAACGACAACAAGCGCAACAGCAACAAATGCAAATGCAACAGCAAATGGCTGAAAGTGAAATGGCTAAGAATGCTGCACCGTTAGCTAAAGAAGTTCTAAATGGATCAACAGAATAAAAAATTACTAGAATTAAAAAAAGATTATAAGATCATCTTCGATAGTGAAGAAGGTCAAAGAGTTTTGAATGACCTCGAAAAAAGATGTCATGAGTTTGTTACTACATTTTCAAAAGATAATAGTCACGAAACTGCTTTTTTAGAAGGTCAGAGATCAACTTTGATTTTTATAAAAGCGATGATTAAACCTCACAAGGAGACTTAATGGACAATCAGACAACTGAACAACAAGTTCAATCTGATCCGATAGTTGATACTACAACGGATCAATCGCAAACTTCAGTATTAGCTGAAGAGCAGACAACAAAAACAAACTTTCAGGATTTAATTCCTGATGAATACAGAGCAGAAAAATCTTTAGAAAATTTTAAAGATATGGGCGACTTTGTAAAATCTTATCTATCAGCACAAAAGATAGTAGGTGCAGATAAAATTCCAGTACCGAATAAATTTGCAACTGAGGATGACTGGAAAGCGGTATTTAATAAATTAGGCGCTCCAGAAAAGCCTGAAGATTATAAATATAGTTTTAAAGATGGAGAAGTGGATAAGGAATTAATTTCTTCTTTTAATCAAGAAGCTCATAGACTTGGATTATTACCTCAACAAGCTGAAAGCTTAATTAAATATTATAAAGATATGAACGAAGGTAGTTCTATCCAGGCTGAAGAAAAAGCTACAGAAACTAGATTGCATACTGAGAACGAACTTAAAAGAGAGTTTGGTCCTCAATACACAAAAAGATTAGATCAAGCGAAAAGACTTGCATCTTCTACTTTAGGATCTGAATTTTTAAATAATACTTTTTTGCAAGACGGTTCAAGACTTGGAGACAACATTGCTGTTGTTAAAGCATTCTCTGAACTTGCAGATAAATTATCTGAAGATGAAGTTGTTAAAGGCGATACATCTGGCTACATGACAGCTAAAGATCTTGAAAAAGAAATATCTACTTTACAAGAAGAAGGCTCTCCGTTTTGGGATAAACAACATCCTAATCATGAGAGAACAGTTCAAGAAGTATTTAAATTAAGACAGCTTTTACACAATGGATAGAGATAACCATTTAAATGATGAAGAAATCAGACTTGAATGTGTGAGATTATCTGTAGAGTTTGCACCAGAAATAGTGCGAGTTACAGATCCATTAGATAAAGCTGAAACCTATTATAATTGGGTAAAACAAAATTCTAAGCGACAACCTGAAAAGACCGCTTCGAAAAAAGACAAAGTGAAGTCTTAAAATTTACAGAAGAGATCTCCAGTTTTGGAGGCAATCAAATCGATTAACATTAACCAACATAACTAAGGAGATTTGAAAAATGTCAAATCAAATTACAACTGCGTTCGTTGAACAGTATTCAAATAATGTTCAAATGTTATCGCAACAAAAAGGCTCTTTGCTAAGAGGTTCTGTTGATGTTGAAACTGTTGTTGGAAACAATGCGTTCTTTGAACAAGTTGGTTCTGCTACTGCTCAAAAAAGAGTTAGCCGACATTCTGATACGCCTCAACTAGACACACCACATGCGAAGAGACGTGTAAGTCTTGTGGATTATGAATACGCGGATCTAATAGATCAGCAAGATAAGGTAAGAACTCTTATCGATCCAACAAGTGCTTATGCAAACGCTGCAGCTTTCGCTCTTGGTCGTTCAATGGATGACGAGATTATTGCTGCTGCAACTGGAAATGCTTTTACTGGCGCAACTGGTAGTACATCTACTGCGTTAGGTGCTGGACAAGCAATTACAGAAAGTGGAACAGATGGTTTAACTATTGCTAAACTTAGAACTGCAAAAGAAAAGTTCGATTTAGCAAGTGTAGATCCAAGTCTACCAAGATTTTTGGTAGTTGGACCGAGACAAGTTTCTGATTTATTAGGAACTACATCTGTAACTTCAAGCGACTTTAATACGGTTAAAGCTTTAGTAAATGGCGAAGTTGATACTTTTATGGGTTTCAAATTCATTACATCTACTAGACTTGCAATCGCTTCATCTAAAAGATTATGTGTTGCCTTCGCTGGCGATGGCATAAAGCTTGCATTAGGTAAAGACGTTATGACTAGAATTGATGAGAGATCTGATAAAGGATACTCAACTCAAGTTTATGTTTGTATGTCTATCGGTGCTACTAGAATGGAAGAAAGTAAAGTTGTTTCAATCCAAGCTCACGAAGCTTAATCAATAGGAGATATATATCATGGCAAGTGTTAAAGCGGTAAATATTACCAACTTAGATGCTACTCCGATTGTTAAGACGGATAGCGAAACTAACGGTGGAAAAATCAGAGTATCTTACGATAACTATGAAGCTTCATCATTAGCAAGTGGATCAGATATAACGATTGGCAGAATACCAGCCAACGCTACTATAATGGATGTTGTTCTAAAGTGTGATGCTTTAGGCGGATCTTCAACTTTAAAAGTTGGAGACAGCGGAGACGATGACAGATATTTAGCTGCAGTTGGAACATGGAATGCTGCTGGTCAAACACAGTCAATGTTAGGTGGCTCTACAGCTGCTAATACAGCAATGACTGGTCTGGGATACAGAACAACTGCATCAACTGATATTGTAATCACAACTGGAGGAGCAACTATAAGTGGCTCTATTCATTGTTGGGTTATGTACACTGTTGAGTAGTTAATACATTTTGTTTGGCGGATGAAATACTCCGCCAGGCGATAAGATTATGGCAAGAAAATCAAAGCCTATTTCAAGAAATAAAAGAAATTACAGACCTACTAAAAAAGGTGCTGGAATGACAAAAGCTGGAGTTAGAGCTTATCGAAAAGCTAATCCAGGATCAAAATTAAAAACCGCAGTAACTGGTAAAGTTAAAAAAGGATCGGCTGCTGCAAAAAGAAGAAAATCATATTGCGCAAGATCTGCTGGTCAACTGAAAAGAAGTTCAGCAAAAACTAGAAATAATCCTAACTCTAGGATCAGACAAGCAAGACGAAGATGGAAATGTTAAAGTGAAGTACCTTTTAATTTTATATGTATGCAGTTATGCAACAGCAGAAACTAAATGTAATGACGAACGAATTACTGGATCTTTTGATAATTGGTCCACATGTATTAATCAAGGATACCAACAATCACATTTTTTATTAAACGAACTTTATAAAGAAGATTTCGAAGATGAGAAACTAGCAATTAGATTTTCATGTAGAGAACAAGGAGAACAAACATAATGGCAAGTGCAGTAGATATAGCAAATTCAGCTCTCAATCTTT